GGCCCCTAGGGGCCTTCCCGGCAGGCTTTTGCAACCTGCCAACTCGGTGATGCTGAGTTGTCGCAAGACACTCTCTACGTTACTGAGGTCCTGCCTCCCACCTTTCAATGGGTGAGGGGGGAAATGCAGGCTTTGTCTGCACTTCCGCAAGTGGTAATTCGTACCTTACCTGTCTTAACTTCTCTTATGAAAACCCGATTGAGAGTCTAACCTATGAGCTCAGGACGCACAGACCATTTTAAGCAATATAAATGGTATACCGATAATGTCAAGGGGTCAACACCCATTGAAAATTCGGCGTACGTCAATGAGTATGAGGTTTGGACTTTCAATCTTCGGAATCCGAAACCTTCTCTTCGTCCACTTCCGTGGACTAATGGGCAGGTTACGAGACTGAAGTTTGACCTGACGGAATATACTTCTGTCAATCCTCAAACGGGCTCCCGCATTCGTGGTCCGAGTATTGTGCAACTAGCACCCAACCCCTTGAAGATCGAAAGAAATTCTGGGGCTGGAGATGCCAGCGCTGCATATTACAAGGCACGTGCGAAAATGGGCTCTGGTCCAGTTAATCTGGCCGAGAACATTGGAGATTTTCATAAGACAGCCGATATGGTCGCCAAACGCATTCGCCAATTAGGAGAAGCCGCAAGGCAGCTCAAAAATGGCAATGTGAAAGGGCTTTACCAAGCCCTTAAAATGGACGGCCAACCGTCGCGCCGTGAGGAGCAACGGGTCCGAGATACCCCCTTTGTCAAGCGATTAGCTGACCATTGGCTGGAATACACCTATGGGTGGAAACCGCTAGTGCAGGATATCTGGGAGGCTTTAGAAGCTTTAAGACGAAGATCCATTGATCCGGTCGGGAAAGTAAAGCGGTATTCCCATACCAATTACTACCCTCGAAGGGCTGGTTCCGGAAAGGACCTCCCCAAGAAACGCGCGCGCGGCTACGTGAGTGGCCGTGTTCGTAACCCCGGAGTTCACCTCCTTAACGGATTAGGGCTTCTCAACCCTGCTCTGCTTTGGTGGGAACTGTTACCTTATTCATTCGTCGTCGATTGGTTTCTACCAATTGGGGACATCCTGACTAGCCTAACAGCTGGCTTAGGAATGGATGGGGTCGTCGGTGGATTGGTGTACGAGGATGAGACTATCGAGACTTACGGTGGTCGGCCTTGGAAGACGACTCAGGACATCTGGAGAGTACCGGTGAGTGGTTTGCCGATATTTCTTCCATTTCGTTCTGCGTCGTTCGAACAAAGCTGGCAACACGTGGTCTCTGCGGCTTCGTTGCTTGCGCAACGATTTCGCTAACCCTCGTCCAACATCCGTAAGCAGTCATTTCGACTGAGCGGAAATTAACCTCCTTTAGAAGGCATTTCACATGTCTGCAGTAGCAAACATCGTCATTAATGACGGCGCAGCGACGCCGGTCTCCCATACGTTCGCCCCCGCTCGTCAGAGCGGGGATATGTTCGAATGGGCAGATCGTGCAGCTGGTGTGGCCGCTGGTTTTAACAAAATCAGCGTCCTCACCCGCTATGGTCAAGCTTCCAACGCTGGACAGCGCGTGACTTTGAAGATCACGGCTCCGACCCTCGCGGTCTCGGCACCTTCGTCGGGTACGGGCCTTCAGCCCAATCCGACGGCGGCTTATACCACCCTGTGTACCATCGAGTTTCTGCTTCCGAATGCGGCAGATGCTGCGGCTCGTGCGAATATCTACGCGTATGCGAAGAATTTGCTGGCCACGGCGTTTGTCGCAGGAATGATTCAGAACCTCGACGCTCCGTACTAACGTGCGAAGCGGTTCCATTAGCTTTAGCTAAGGAGTTGATACATTATGGGAAAGGCTATAGCCTCCCTGACAGCGTCGCCTGAGGCGATTTTGTCTGGTCTGGTTCGAGACGTATGCGAGGCGGTATCGACTCCACGTTCTTTAGCTGTTTGGTTGCTCTTTAGTAATAAAGAGCACCGGCAACTATTGGATTTGGAGATCGACGCCTTGTGGTATCAGGATGCCCATAGTTTTGCAGATGATTACCTCGTTACTGCGTTTTTGTCTAAGTACCCTTACCTGGAGACAGGTATCGATACGAAGGCCAAGTCTATGGAGAATTTCCATAAATTTGAGCAGCAATGTAGGGATACAAATGCAAATTTGCAGAAGCGCTTGCTCTCTTCGGAGCGAGCAGCCCGGGTTATCTGGGCTGCTTCGGAAAAATGCAAGCGATGGCTGCCTGTGTTGGTCCCTGATCAGGAAACTGATCAGCGACCTCTCACGGAGATTCTTCATCTCTGTGAGTGGGGTCCTGGTGTCACGTCGGCAGTGAAGGGTAAAGCTTTAGCTGCTTACAAGAAGTTTCAAGGTAAACTTGAAGCTACGACGAACCTAATCGCTGTGGGCGCACACCATTTGGTGAATGCCGTTCCTATGTGGAGCACTTATCATGCTTCAGGTACCCCGGACAATCCATCGTCCGTGACGCCGAACTCTTTTATTAGAGTTCCGGGAAACACAGTGACCGTTGTGCCAAAGAATGCCAAAACTGATCGTACAATTGCCGTAGAACCGCATGTAAATGCGTTTATACAGCGTGGCGTGGGCAAGTACCTTCGAAAAGTACTCAAACGTCATGGTACTGATTTGCGTTCGCAAGAGCGTAATCAGCACCTAGCCCGGCAGGGTTCCCTCACGGGAAAGCTTGCCACCATTGATTTGAAGGGTGCGTCTGACACAGTGTCAAGAGCGATCGTAAGAGAGCTCCTGCCAGCTGATTGGGTGCATTTTCTCGATAACTTGAGAAGTCCCTGTTACCAAATCGACGGTACGTGGCATACTTACCACAAACATTCATCCATGGGGAATGGATACACTTTTGAGCTTGAGACGCTCATCTTTGTACTCCTTTCCATTTGTGCATGTGATGAAGTTGGTGTCTCAAGTAAGGATGTAAGCGTATACGGGGACGATATCATTATCCCTGTTGAGGCTTACGATGTCCTTAAAGAAGTACTTGAGACCTGTGGTTTTACGATCAACGAAGATAAGTCCTACCACGAGGGACCCTTCCGGGAATCTTGTGGAGAAGACTACTTTCGTGGCATCAACGTGCGACCATTCTTCGTACGAGAGAAACTCTCATCACCTGGCACCCTTTTCAGGGTGGCTAATAACCTCAGGAGGTATTGCGCTATGCGTAATGCTTCTCTGGGTTGTGATGCTCGTTTCAAACGTGCTTGGAAAGGTTTATACTTCGCTGTCACAAGCGAGTATCGCTTTCGCATTCCCGATGGTATCGGCGACGGTGGATTCGTCTCAGAATGGGACGAATCCGCTTCCGCAGTTACCGCCGGTCCTTCCGGACCGTACGGGCGTACGTGGCGAACGAAATCATTAGAGTT